TTCTTCATTGAAGATTGATTTTCTTTATCTTTCTGTGATCCAGCTAGAACCCCCACTCCAGCACCAGCACCTACACCATAAGCTGTGATTGGTTCATCCTTTGGTGTCCACTCATACCATGTGTTTCCTTTTTCGTCAGTAACTTTTTTTGCACCATACTTCTTTTGAACATAAGTAGACAACTGTTTTTCATATATATTGTAAAGGTCTCTATATTTTCTAGCAATCTGTGTTCTGGTATTTTTATTTAAAGCTTGTTCAACAACATCTATAAGATCATTATCCATGTTTGGAATTCGACTTAAATCAATTTTGTCTTTTCTTAAATCAATAAAAAATTTGTGGACAGGATCATCAATCTTTTCAACCTCAAACAAAAATGTATTTCTTACTGGAAATTGAACTAGTTTACCAGTAAGAGCATACTCATTAAGTTCATATCCCTCTTCAGGACTATAGATACCAAGTTGAAGCACATCTCCCTCTTCAGTTTCATCCCAAAAGTCAAACTTTTTACCTTTGACTGAAGGTATGTCTACTGTATTTACATCTTCTCTATATAACTTACTTAGTGCAGGATCAGGTTTACCATTAACAAGAGAACTTTCATAAGCCCAGTGTTCTATTTCTGCTGCTGTTTTACCAGTCGGAATTCTAATAGATTTTTTTCCATCAAATAAAGCTTTTGCATTCTCTTCTTGAACAATTCTTTCAAACATTGCTCTTTTAAATTGCTTTATTTCAGACTCATATGGGAAAGGTAGTCCACGGTCTCTTTCTTCTTCTAATCTCCATATAATACTAGAAAGATTATCTCTTTGATCTCTACCAATTTTTAAAGCAAAGTTAGATAACTCTTGGTTTTCTTTAAAACTCCTAACAATTCCTACATAAGGTTCTGCTAATCTTTTTTGTAAAGTGTCTGGTAATAGGGTTAAGGGAACTTGACCGTAATATCTTTGCTCTGGTCCAACAGGTCTATTGTAATTTACATGAAATAATAATTCATTCCCGGTAATTCTATTAGTTGTAGTAAGACCTTTTTCAGCATTGTTAATAGAAAGATCGGGCCAGACTTTAGCAAATGTGCCATCTTTTAATTGTAGGTTGTCAGGGACTTCTCTAAAGATTGATTCAATGGACTGATTCCATCTCTTTATGTCTGGCAGATTATTAAATAATCCACCAACTTCTGGATTATTTTGAATTAGTGTATTACCTTGAATTGGATCACTTTGTAATTCAGAAACGTATCTTATTTCACCACCAACATCATCAAATACTCTTGAGTGACCAATAACTTGAGGATTCTCCCAGTGTTTAGTTGTTCCAGTATTAAACGGAACAGTCCATAAATGTGACTCAGGATTTACATAATCACCTTGAGCATAGTGTATTCTATCAAGACCTAAAATATTATAACGGTCGCTTACTTCCAGTCGCAGAGGAATTATATCTTTAACTAACTCTCTCTCGACATCTTCTCTTGATATAATAGTAGAGTCTGTTTCATTTAAAAATCTTCTAAGATTTGTTACGTCTAGTTCACGAAGATCTTTCTGTCCAAGAAGATCTTCTAAAGTAGCTCTTTTAATAAAATTAGACTTAGGTAATCTTTTTAAAAGATTTGTTGTAAATTTTTTAGTTGTATTAGAAATTGTACCTGCTGGAATAAATGATAAACTGAACATTGCTGCTTCAGCAATATCTGGATCAATCTGAATCTGATTAATATTATTAACCTCTCCACTACCAGCTAGAGACATGCCAGCTTTTTGAAAACCCTCTGGTGCTTTTCCTACAGCAAAGTCTTTTAAAGAAGCATCAGTAAATGCACCTACAGGAGATGGTCCAGAAATGTCTTGTACAGATCCATCACTCATCCTAGCCATGTGACCTGGAGTGGATGTAGTAGAAGAGGTTGAGTCTCTCCAAGATTCTAGTGAATCTCCAACATCAGTTAATGTATTACTAAAAGCTCTAGCTTCTCCAAATGGATTAAAGTTTTTTATATCATTTGACATCTTTACATGGATTCGACGTTCAGCATCAAGAGCTTCGTCTACTGTATCAAAAGATGGAAACTTATCAAGACCAATTTGTCTAGCTCTTTCAACAGATGCAACATCATCTAAGACTTTCCCATCTCCCCAATAACTTGGAAGAAGGTATTCTCTTCCTTCAACATTAGTAACTATACCACGATAAGTAGTGATATCTCCGTTTGAACCAGTCATGTATTGATTAGAATCAAGAATTCTTTTATGATGAGAATAAGCTCTCATTTCATTTTGAGTCAACATTCCATAATCAGGTTGATTCATTGAATTAAAGATATCACTCTTTATTCTATCAAAGTCCGCCAGTCCTGGTCTAATAAACTGCTCGTTCTCTTGTAGAAAATTATCTTCCATTTCTCATACCTTCTCTTAGATCTCTTTCAGAAATGTATAAACTACTTGAATCAGTACGTAAATCACTCTCTAATGTTTGCGGCTCATGCCTATACTCTCGTCTTGTTCCTAGAACATCACCAAGATATCCCTGATATGCTGATCTAATACCAGGATTAAGATGGGCTGCTGCTTTAAACAGTTCACCATCTGCTGCATCAGGAATTGCCTGTAAAAACTTACCAAATGTAGCAGTCAATGGTATAGGGTACATAGCAGAAGGATTAATCTCGTGAGTTCCAATAAGATTATATCTCATACCTAAAGCAGCAGATACAGGCCATGACCCAGCACTACTCATTTCAGCACCCTTAGCCATCTGCATACCCATTCCTTGATCTGGTGGCCACTCACCATAACTAAAGAAGTATCTAAAGTCTTGTTGTGCTGCATATACTGGTAACATAGCTAGCATAGCTACAAAGACCTTAGTATCACCATCCTCTATACGCTCGATAAGCTCATTTGTTTGAGCAGATTTAGCTTGAAGCCAAGAAGTATACTGACCAAGTAATCTAATTGTAGGGTCTCTTGATTGTACAAACAAGAGTCTATTGCCAACATTAGCAATCTTAGCATCACGTTCAGCAGCTTTATATCCTGCTCTTTCTAGAACAGTTCTGGCTTTAGGATTTCTAAAAGCATCTTCAAAGGTAGAATGTTGACTTAATATCTTAGCTTCTTCAGATGTAACACCAAGTGTTTCTAAATATTGTAAGTGTGATAGTGCCCTCTTTCCAGGAACTTGACCAGTAACTATAGACTTTGGAGAAGAGATAGCTTTCTGTGCAGAGATGAACGCATCTTCCATCCCTGTATTATAAGCATACCTTCTACTTAAAGAAGTAACTGATGTTAGACCAGATAGTGAAAACAACCATGTATTAAATTGCATCATTTTCTGTACATATGGATCACTACTATTAGTTAATCCGTGTTGAGCAGCAAGTTCTTGTTGAATAGCTGTTCTCTCTGAAAATCTCATATTAGCTGATTTATAATCCCACTTTCCTCGAAGTGAAGTGCTACCAAGAACTGGAAAATTCTTTATCATAGCTGACCAGTTCTTTGAGTTTTGTATTGGTTGTAATAAATCACCAAGAGCAGATATAGTAACATTAGGTGCTAGCAGCACTACGTTACTAGCTGTAGCCAGTGTAGTTAAGATTCTATTAGCCACTGGTCCAAGGGTGTTCTCACCATATCTACCAAAGAAGGAGTTAACTCCATTAATAATAGCTTCCATTTCTCGCTCTTCTTCTGGATGCATCATCTTACCTTGACGAGATCCATCATACTTTCTACGTACAGCAAGTAGTAATTCCTTAACCCCCTCCATACCTTTTCCAAAAGTTCTTGACACTTCAATAGAACGTACAGAATTCTCAAGAGTATTATAAACTACAGAAGTAGGATCATTGACTAGATATGGTTCTAGTATCTCTTCAATCTTAGCATTGATCACAGGGTCTTTTGTATGTAATATACGCTGACGTTCAATATGTACCTGAGTAGGAGTTTTTAATTCTATATTTCTAATAGCTCTATCGATAGTATGATGACTAGAAAGATCTCCTGGTTTTGCTTTCATATTACCATCGGATACAGCTTTCTTTAGTCCTCTTAGTGTCACAATAGGTTCTAGTTGATATGCTTGAATGTCTTGAGCAATCCCTAAAGCTTTCTGATGTCTAGCACCCATATCCATTTTAGGATACATAAGTGCCATTACTTGATCCATAGCCCTTGTAAATCCATCAAAATCTTTACCTATCTCATTAGGATTATAAACACGAGTGAAATAATTTGGGATCTCTTGTGGAAATGTAAAGCCTGCATCAGTAGCATACTTAATAAAGTATGTGTACATGTCTCTGACTTCTTCTGAAGCCCTTAATACTTCTGGATCAGTTGATTTACCATATCCTCGTAGTCGTCTAACAACCTCTAGTTGTTGTTCAGGAGACAGTTTTTCACGAGTAACTGGATTAGTAAGAGCATCATCAATAGCTCTATGCCACAACATTGTATTCTGATCTGATCTAGATTCAACAGATTGATTACCAGCAGGAGCTTTAATTTTCATACCACCAAGAGAAACCTTAGCTCCACTTGGCATAGTTACTGACATCTCACCAAGTCTTTTACCAGTATCATATCTACCGTGTTGATTGAAAAGAAGTCTGGAGAAAAGAGTTGTCTCGTTCCCCATAGAATTAAGTCTTGTTGCTTGAGTCATAGAAGTAGACACATTAATATATCTAGCAGCAGTATTCATCATACCATGATAGCCAAGCTGTAGAAATCTCTTACTTGCATCTGTTGGTATATATTTACTTGCCATAGTCTTTCTATGCAATGCTCCTAAAACAACACCAGTCCACCCTAACATAATTGCTAGTGAATCTGGATCTTCGATATCAGCAGTGTCACCTAATAATAAACCAGAAGCTCCACCAATACCGCCATAAAAGATTGGTCGAGTTACATGATCATTTAACATAATGATCATACGGTCAGTTAAAGTTTGATTCTTAGCAAGTTCTTCCATAATCTGAACAACCATATCAGATTGAAGACCTGCTTGTTTCTCCATATATTCTTGTATCTTTTCTCGTCTTAAGGTTCTTATTGTATGGAGTTGAGTAGTATCCCATTTTTTCTTTGGTATCTTATTTCCATTAGCATCTACAGAAATACGATTAGTTTCATCTTTGATTCTTTTATCAAAGTATCTCAGTAGGCCATTAAAGCTATTATCTTCAGATTCAACCTTAAGCCAAAGCTCACGAAGAGGTTGATTGTTTGTAACAATCTCCTCAAATGAATCAACCTCTTTTTGTGTGAATCCATAACGAGATACTAATAAGTTTCGTCTTTCAGCAATCATAGCAGTAGATGGACTATATTGTGCTACCTTATTACCAGTAGCCATAAGTTCATAAACACCATTAGCTTTTTCTTGCATCCTAGCTTTGACTCCCATCTTAGAAGCAATCCATGGCATAACAATATTACCAACTGCTGCTCCGGTTAATCCAGCAACAGCAGACTCTCCTGCATTAAAATCACCAGTCTCACTTAATTGTCGGAATGTTGAGTAACCAGCAGCTTCTACACCAATAGCAGCAGCAGTTAGATTTCTAACCCCAGCTTTTCCAGTATTTAATGCGACTGCTGCCCCCCTTGCTGGAGGATATAAACTGACAGGATCCATAAATGATACTGCTATATCACCAAAAATAACTGATGGATCTTCATCATATATTCCACCAGCAAACTCTGGATAATCTTTATATAAGTTTTTTAAATACTCTTCCTGTTGATCAATAAGATTTTGATCAAAGTCTCCATCTTTCCAAGCAGCACTGACTACATTATAGATCATTGGAAGAAGAAATCTAGACTTAGCAGCACCATACTGAATCTTCCTAAACCTGGTTGGTTCTGGAGTTTCATTTGGATCTAGATTTGCTAGATCCATTAATGACATCTCATCAGGAGACTTATTACTTACTTCTTCTTGATCAGGAGGAAGGTTAGCTAATTCTAATAAAGAACTATTCATTACTGATTCCTACTTTTTTTGCATTAAATTTGAAAGTCTCTCTATATTGTTGAACACCTCTTTCTCCAAACTGACTTCTAATTATGTTAACTCTGTTATAAAACTGAGCTGGATTGAAATTAGTAGTCTTGCCATTAGGATCAGTTACTACAATGGTGTGTATATCCATCCCATCTTCTACATATAAAATGTCTTGTAGTAGTGAAGAAATATTACCAATCATAGAAGGTGAAAGATCCATATCTCTTAGTGGAATTCCTGAATCTTTACTAGCAGCTTTTGATGGAGTAAAGGTTACGTTTCCATTTTTCTGTTTAGAAAGCTTCCCTTGCATTATATTTGCAGTAGCTGCAAGAGCTTCAGCATGTGTTACATTTCTGTTTGTATTTCTATATTCATTATATGTATTTTTAAAATCAATTGAATATGTAGCTCTAGCAGTGCTGTCAGAATCGTTTTGTGCCCAAAACTTTCTCATAAGATCATAAGATGGATCATTAGAATCAACTAAACTAGAAACATATCCATATCCTTCTGCTGCTGTTTGTTCATCAGGTCTTCCAGGACTACCTGTAGGACCAGCTACTGGTTGACCGGCAGCCAGTACCTGTGATCCCAAGGCTCGCATATCATATCCAAATACTGATTCTTCACCAGATGAGTTTCCTAGGGTAGCGGTGCGTACAGTTTCAAGAGTAGTGAACTCTTCTCCAGCAAGTCGGATAATCTTAAACTTATCCATAGGAGTAAGTGTCTCTCCTCTTTCTGCTGCTGCTGCCATTTCAACAGCTAGTCTATTCTTTACATATCCAGAAAGTAATCCGTTAGGAATACCCATAGAAGCTTCTTGAGCTTGATATCCAGCAATCAAAGCATCAAAAACATTTTTTGATGTTTTAGCATCTTGGGATAGTTGTCTAGTAAATGCACTAGCAACAGCTTCAGCCTCTTCCCTTTGCTCTTTAGTAAGTGCAAGCTCTCCTCTCTTACCTTGTGTAAATAAATTGAAGCCTTCTAGATATTGATTCCATAAAGTTCCTTCTTTAATAGCTCTCTCTAAACCTTGTCCATCAATTTCAAAATCTTTGATAATAGAATCAAGAACCTTCATATGATATTCTAAAGGTAAAAGTCGGATCTGTCCTCTTTTAATTTCATTAGATAGTCTCTCAGCAGCTATCTTCTCATTACCAAGAGCTATACTCTGACGTTGAACATGCATGTTTATACGAGCATTATTTAAATTTGCAATAGCCTGAGCATGCTCTATTGGAGACATTGTACGATCTTTAGAGAACTGCCATGTTAGTTTATTATATTCTAAAACCCTAGCATTATAATCTAGTGGAGCAGTGGCGTTATTCCATCTAGCAACAGCTAAGTTAAGAGCAGCCATTTCTTGAGCATTTTCAAAATTAATAAGACCTGTTCTATTCTCAATATCTCTAATACTGATATTTAATTTAGTTAATTGATTATTAAGTTCTTGTCCAGTAATTTCAGTAGCAGTTTTACGAACATTCTGTTCAGCTTGATCTGCTTTAGCAGCAGCCTCTCTATCTTGATTTTGAAGTCTATCTGGAAGATTTTTATTTTCTGTTACTGCTTTGAATAGATTTTGATTAGCTACCTGTCTATTGACAACACTACTTTCATGAGTGTCTTGAAGAGCTTGGTTCTCAGCAATAGCAACTTCTTGAGAAGCTTGTGAGATCATTGCCCATTTCATTTGTTCTGAAGGTTGTTTACCTTCACGAGCTACATATTCTCCAATAAATGCCAAAGTTCTTGTTCTAACTTTATCTGGAAGATCTTTTAATTCAATATCCTTCTCTCTTTGCTCAGGCAGAGGCATAGCAGGACGCTTAGTTATCTGCTTATTAATTGCAGCAGAAAAACCTGGAGGATTATAATCAACACCAGTAGCTTCTCTCAACCAACCGACAAATGGATGTGGGCCTAGTGGTTCTCTATAATTATCGAGAGTAGGTTCATCACCTGGATCAAAAGACTTAATAACCTTTTGTCGATTATCTCCTTCATTCATCCAGTTCTTTAATTGAACACGATACTTTGCATCCTCTTGCCAATTCTTTTCAAGACCAGATGCTTTAGCTAAACTATAAAGGATCTCTTCATCACCCTTAGTCTGAGCAGCAGCATACTCCTTCTTACGTTCATCCCAAGCAGTAAGAGATTTTTCATACAACTTCATCTGAAGTTCTTTATTATACTTATCATTTGCTGCTATATCAGCAGTACCTTGTTTTGCAGCACCAGCAAAGAATGCAAGTAGATTCCCCATCTTATAGACCCTTCATCATTAAACCAACAGGTTGTTTCTTCATCTTAGCTTCATCACTTCTCTTCTGAAGATCTTTCTGTTTCTTCATTTTATTACGAACCATACCCTCTAGTGTAGTTGGTATCTGTCTACTGTATACATAATCAATACCATTGTCATAAGCTACTTGTAGGATCATATAGATCAGTGGCTCTAGAATTAATAGAGAGACATCAGTATTCCACATTCCATTATACACACCAACTTTTGAGATTAGTGTAGCAATATCAGCTACTGGCATTCCTTTACGTAAGAAGTCAATCAACTGAACTTGATAGTCTTGTTCTGCCATTGACATCCATAGAAACCTTAGAACTTTATCTACACTAGAAAACTTAGGTGGACGTTCAAATGGTAGCTTATTTTCAGGAGAGTTTGTTAGGCTAGCTCCTGGAACTGGATGATCATATAAAAACTGTTTTGCTTTTTCCATTATGCCATTAACCCCTGACTAGTTTGCATACCATAAGACTGAGCGAACTGAGCTTGTCTACGTTGAGCTGCTTCGATATTAGCTACTAGAGCTGGAGCATATTGTCTCCATTGTTCTAGAACTGAATTTGCATAAGTACCGCCACCAACACCTAGTCCCTTAGAAGCACTTAAATTTCCACTAGGAGTTCTTGCTGGGACTACTGCCTTACGATCAGCTAGTAATCCACCACCACCAGCAGTTCCTGTAGCTGGATTAGAGCGTCTAGATGTTCTTTCTATGTTTGGACCAGCAGCAAGCTGAGGAGTGTTAGATAGTCCAGCAGTTTGAGAGTATGGAGAAATATATGGATCTGTAATAGAAGCTTGTTGTGTCATTATACCTGCTTCTGGTGGAGCTCCAAGATTCTGTTCTGCTAACATTCTTCCTTGCTGTGAAAGAGGATTTGTAGCCATTTCACCATATGAAGGTGGGTTTTGAAGTAATGGACTTGTAGGATCAAAAGCCAAAGCTTCTTCATATGTCATACCGCTGTATTGCTGAGCTAACATATTATATTGAGAACCTCCAACTTGAATTCCTGACTGAGCAGCGTGTTGCATTACATCTATTGGTGTATATGTATTTGGAGATTGTCCATACATCCATGAAGTTGTATCAGTTGCTCCATTTATCCCATTTAGATTAAATTGCTGTGCCATCTCATTGTTAGTGTTCCAAAGATTTCCCCATCCACTCTGACCATTACCACTAAAGAAGTTATCTACACCAGTTAAAGCATCAGTAATCTTACTTGGGATTTCAAGAAAAGCAGATACAGCATCATGACCCACTTCAAGAAACTTAGCTACACTTCCACTAAACCCATCTGATAAAGCAGCATCATGTAGGGATGTTCCCCAACTATTCCAAGAGTTACTTATTTGATCTGCAAATGTACCGAAGTCAGCAGAGAGTGCATCTCCTACTCTTCCAAAAGCATTCTTAAATTCAGTACCTACATTTCCAATAGCTTCTAGGATACCTGGTTCTGAAGCAGCAGTTGCAGCAGAAGAGGCAGCATTAGCACCAGAAGAAGCAGCATTAGCACCAGTAGCAGCAGGACTAAACAAGTATCCACCAAGAGCTGATAGCCCAATACCTACAAGTAAACGACCAGGATCTTCAAACACATCACCAAGAGATCCACCAGATGCTAGAGTACTTGCCATCATACCACCAAGTCCAGCAGCTACGCCAGTGATAATACTAGCCATTGCACCACCAACTCCGATAGCAGTTAATCCTGCTGCTGCCGCAGTACCGGCTGCCCATCCACCAGCTATAGCAGCAAAGACTGGAATTACTGGACCCTCTTTTTTATAACCATAGTCTAGATGTAAACTATTCTGAAACATTGATTTCAGCCTCTATAATATAACCAATAATTTTTGTATTAAATCTTTTATTCCAAGCTTTAGGATTACGTTTAGTTGTCCCACGAATACCCCTTAGCCCTAACCTCTTACACTCGTTTGATAGATACTCATACCAATACTTACCATCACCATACAACTGCCACAACCAAATAGTATCCTTTCCTATATCATATGCTACAAATCCATGTTCATTTGATACCACATGTTTAGCTGGATAAAGAGTATTATACTCACTCTTTGATTTATCTAGAAACCTTAAGAAATCATTATAATCTATCATTATGAACGTGGCAGATACTGACCAAGTAATGTAGTTACAAACCCGCCAATAGACTGCCACATATCTCCTTCATTCTCTAGTGTTTGTGCAGTGATAGCAGATTCATTAGTAAGAGCAGCTAGAGCAAGCTTACCCATACGATCAGCAATATTCTCACCAGAGGTCCATGTCCAGTAAGCTTCATCTCTAACCTGTTGCCACAGATCTGCCATAGCCTGAGTAGAAAGGTTAAATGCATTCATTGCATTAGCTTGATTAATAGCATTCTCACCAGAGTTGTCAATAGTGGCGATCTGTCTACGCCACTCTACATTAGATTGTTGGATCTGTGCATATAACTGTTGATTAAATTGCTCCCTATTAAAGTTCATCTGATCAATAGACTTAGCTAAATCAATTTGTGAAGTCTTAGCAAACTGAGTCATAGCATCAGTTCTAGCAGAGTTGTCCATTGAGAGTTGTGCTTGAAGTTGTGATACGAACTGATTAACCTGATCTTGTGATTCTGCATTGAATTGTAATGCTGCATTATTAGCAGACTGATTACTTAATAAGACTTGCTGTCTTGCTTGTAGATTAATTTCATTAGTACGTTGAACATTATCCATGTTCTTAAACTGCATTTGTAAAAACGCTTGAGCATTCTGAGCTTGAGCTTGTTGAATAGCAGTAGCATTCTGCATATCCATATTAGCTGTAGTGGATGCATTCAACATGGTTGTTTTAAGCTTAGCATCCATATTAGTTAGCCAAGCTTCTTTATAAGCACCAGCATCATTCTGTGCAATCTGTAATGCTGATCCAATTACTGCATTATATAGAGTATCCCTAGCTACATTAGATCTTCCAACACCGCGTTCAGCCATAGCAGCATTAGCCATATCAACAGCAGGCTGTGCCCACACTGGAATACTTCCATCACCTGGTAGTAACTCTGCTAACTGTCCCTGAATAGTAGCCCTTCGATCTAGTTCTTCTTGTTGCCACTGAGCATAAGCTTCTGGAGAAAGGGATTGAGCAAGGTTATTAGTATCAACAAGAGCTTGTCCGTTTAACTCTCTAACAGTAGCTCCCATCTGATTGTTAGGATCATTTGGATTTATCTGATCAGCCGTATATCCAGTAGCTGTCCCTACAGTATTAGCACTAGCAGTTCTTGAACCAAGATTATCTGTACGAACTGCTCTCATTTGATCAGTTGCACCAGAACTTATACCAGCCTGTTGGGTCATGAACTGATTATCTTGTACATCTACATTAGTATAATTTTGAGTAGCTTCAGGACTAATCCAGTCTCCTGGATTTAGCATAATATTCTGTAGTACTTGTGGATTAGGAAAATCTACACCAAGGCCTTGAGCTGTTGAATTATATCCTTCATTTAAAGGAATATTAGAGTGTCCACCCCAATCATCAGCATATTCAGATGGAATCATTATCTGTTCATTCTGAGTACCAGGTTCATGGAATTGACCATACTGATATCCAGTTCCAGGAGGAGTAGTGTCACCACCAGGATCAGTAGTATTATTAGTAGGAGGATTAGTAACTACAGTATCAGTTGGAGTAGTATCAACTGTTGTAGATCCAGAGAATGGATTTATTCTTGTATTTTCATCCATTCTATTATAGGTATTCATGAAATCACTTAGTGGTGACATGCCCTGTAAAGAATTATTTCTAGATTGATATCTAACACCAGCATCACTACGGATAACTTGATTTACTTCTTCAGGAGTCCACTGATTAGTCCTCATAGCCTGAAGAATTTCATCATAAGTTACATCTTGGCTAGAGTCAAGCCATCTTGTTATAGAATCTACGCTCTGTTGTCTAACGGCCATTATTCTTTCTCTTCAGTTGACTTAGGTTTAGCCTGTTCATGAATCTTAGCAACCAGTTGATACACATCAACATATGGTTGTTTTACTAGAAGATGAATAATAAGATTAATCTCTTCTTCAGTGAATTCAAATCTATACACTAGTGATCTCCTTAATACCAAATTCAGTTTCAACCTCAGCTCTAGACTTAACTATACGTGTTGGTTGTTTATCTTTAATCCCCTTCCACTTTAAATAAGCCTCTTGAAGTTTAGGACGAATAACACCTAGTAGTGCTGACTTACGAGAAGTAAGTGTACCCCTATCAATAATATTCTTAAGACCTGGGATATCATCAGAAGTAATCCAGTGTTCTACATAGAATGGTTCATCACTGACTACACTGTCATATAGTTCAAATGCTACAAAGACCTTTACAGTACCATCATTTTCAGTAATGATTTCAAATCTAGTATTAGTTGCTTTTTCAAATGCCATCTTCAATTACTCCGCTTACTATTCATACAATTTGACATAATAGTTTGTTCCACCAAGATTAACAATCCAAAAATAACCACTCTCAACTTCAAATCCTGGTACATAAGATGGTAAAGCATCATTAACTCTTAATCTACCATCCATAGTTACTCCTGACGATGTAATTGAAATCCCTTTATTAGAGCTAAGAACATCTGTTTTTATCTCTATTGTTGAGTTCTCATAAGAATGCATAGCATATGTTCCTGTACCCCTATGAATTACAGACGTAACGCCATTAACACCAACATCACGATTTAATACAAAACCACCACCAGTATATGTTGCTCCAGATATAGCCTCACCATATAAGATTAATTTTGATACTCCTTCAGCAGCACGTTGAGCGCCGATTGCAATTTGAGAAGTGGTGTTTGATCCATATCCTGCATTAAAATTGCCTTTAAAATAACCTACACCATCAGAAACAACATTTGATGATAAAAATGATAATCCATTAACATATAGCTTATAAGCTCCAGGATTAGTTGTACCAACAGCAACGGTATCTGCTGTTACTGCATCTAGATAAGCTGTACCATCAATATACAAATCCTTGAATTCATAAGTAGCAGAGCCTAGATCAACTGTGTTATCAACAGTTGGAAGGAAGCTTGTAGTTACATCAAGACTTGTGAAAGTACCACCTGCTGGTGTAAATAAACCTATATCAGTAGCATCGATATTACCACCATTGATATCAACAGTTCCTGCTGTTAAGGTTGTAAAGACTCCTGTACTTGGTGTAGTCGCACCTACTGTACAATTGTCAATCGTACCAGAGTTGATATCAGTAGTGGTGATAGTAGCAGCAGTTATCTGAGCAGTATCGATGTATGCTATACCATCGATATATAGGTCTTTCCACTCGTTAGTTGCTTTACCTAGATCATAAGTGTCATCTATAGTTGGATACAAAGCAGCAGTTGATGTATTTCCAGAAATAGTTAAACTAGAAAAAACACCAGTACTGGGACCACTAGTTCCTATTGTAGTTCCATTAATACTTCCACCATCTATATCCACAGTATCTAAGTATGCAGTTCCATCGACATAAAGGTTTCTATATTGATAAGTAGCAGATCCTAAATCATATGTATCATCTGAGCTTGGAAGTATACTTCCTGATACCGTATCACCAGATATTAACACATCTCCAGCAGATACTAGATCAATGTATGCAATCCCATCAATGTATAGATCTTTAAACTCTTTAGTAGTAGAACCAAGATCAATGTCATCATCTGTAGTTGGTTCAATAACACCATCTTTAATCTTTACTTGCTCTACTGCTGCTGAAGATACATTAACATGAAACTCAATCTCATTGTTTCCAGCATCAATGTTTACTTTATTATATCCATTTGAACTTTGAACAGTAGCAATAGGACCACCCTCACCAGGAGTACCATCATGAGTGTGTCCACTAGTTTCATGGAATGCTGTATCTAATGCTGTAAACTCATTATTAAAATCACCAGATAGGATGGTCTGTCCTGGTGATTTATTAAAACTAATCTCGTAACCATTACTCATAAGGGTTTACCTGTGTAAAATCTAATATACATATTTGAAATTGAGAAAGCTGATTCACTACTGAAACTTGTAATCTTAATGCTGTGGCTATATCCACTACCTTCCACTCTAACTCTTGATACTGCTCTAGCTGTGCTTGAGAATTCTGCTGAATCAAATAGAGCATCATCATATACAGCAAGTGCCAGTAGGTCAGAGATCTTATATGTATTAGGTTGCATTGTACTAGAACTACCAAAGTCGTAACTAACATACATGTTAATACTGGTGTTAGCTCCCTCTACTACAAAGAATGTGTCAACCCAATGTAGTGTTTTCTTTGTTCCAATATCTCCATAATCTAGTTCTGGGACTTCATAGGTGGCATCAATATTATCTCCATTAAAGCTGTTTCCACTATCATGAAGATAAACATAACCATCTAGTCCACCGTGCAGGATAACTTCTGATTTATTAAAAGTATCTGCTAAACTCTCATTAATAATGCTAGTAGTGGAGTATGGATGAATACCAAGAGTCTCTGACCATTCCCACCTTAGTCCTTCTTGAGACATCTTATATGTACCAATTATACCATATTGCTTAGTACCAGTAGTAGCTATAGCGTCTTCATCAATATAATATAACCTATACTGATTTTTAGATCTGATAACCATAGATGTAATAGTGTAGTTATCAAACTGGTTAATCAAGTTATTAATAATTGGAGAGATGTTTCTAGAGATAGAAGACAGTTCGATGTCATCAATCTTAGCAGTACCAGCAATATTACGTAATCCATCTGGTGCTAGCCATACAATATCACCACCAATCTCTTGAATAGTCCAACCGGAAATACATCCAATATTACGAGAGATGCTTTGTAGAGAGACCTGTCCATTAATATCTACTATCTCAGAGATAGAGTTCTTTCCAAAAACAATAAGCTTATCTCTCCATGATACTACACCAGTTATAATATCCGGTACTTGAATGAATCCAGAAGTTCCTCCAGTAAAGTTAGTTGGTTCAAATGCATTAGACCAAAAGATTGTGTCTGGTTCAGTTGGGTCTCCAACTAGAATTACATGATCCTTGAACACCGTACCCCACTGAGCTTGTGGTACTGCGGTAGCAACATAGTCAATCTCATTAGTATAATACACTCTTCCAACACCATCTCCTACAAATTTAATATAGAAGATGTCATTAGTTCCATCTAAAACTAAAAGCTCTCCATGTGGAGTATTACCTTCATAATGTACGAAGGTACAGCGTCCTTGATTAGTTCTAGTAACAGCACTAGCAGCAGCTAATGCAGTACCATTACCACCAGCAGAAAGATCCTTATTAATCTGTAACCAACTAGTACCGTCTGTAGAGAAGTAGATGTCTTCTTCAATACAAGCAACTACTCCATCAGCATAGGGATATAATCCAAGTACCTGTGTAGTCTCTCCACCAACTGAAGCAGCACTTATACCACCTAGCTTTTCATATCCACTAATACGACGATACCCTCCAGTGAGGGCAGATTCAAAATTAATCAGTTGTCTAGCAAACCCTGGCTTCTGATTCATCTCTTGAGTTGTAGAGATTAAATCAAGACCACCTCCAACTGATATAGGAAATTGAGCTATATTCCCCATTAATATAAGAACCTAATACGATCATCACTAATAAAGTCAGGTTGATCCTCTATAAGAACTTCTCTCATTCGACGGATACCTTTCTTATAATCTTCTATAGCTAGTGATGCTTGTTGTGGATTTTCTTTAATCTGCCAAGCATAGTACCTGGCTCTAGCAATCAATGTAGAGATGAACTTATCTGGGATAACAAATTCATCAGTAGCAAGTTCAAGCTTTGTTGGTTGCTTGTATGCATAAAAATAAATCCTGTACACTTGATCTGGAATTGGAGAAAGACCAAACCGAATGTTATCAGGATTTCTTAAAGTTCGTAGTGGACGTCCATACTGTGGATTCTCAGAAGAAAGGTCATCGTCCTCCCTAGCTCTGAAATGTTTCATCCAATAATCAATGTCTATATATTTTAATCTATTATTCTTATAAGGAACACTCTCTCCATCTACACCCATTGTAGTTAGATAGAATCTATCCCAATCTACAAAAGCATAATCATCATCCTTATCTGTACGATCTGGATTAAGAAGATACCATCTTTGACCAGCAACTGTTTCAATATAAGTATTTCCAAGAAACGGTTCTGAAGAAGTATTCTCAGCTAAGAATGGCCAACGATAGTGTTCAGTACAAATATCAAAGTAAGCTCTATTGACCAGAGCCTTCACATGATTCTGAATATTAACAGCAGAAGGAAAAGTTACATCAGTTAAATTAACTTCATTTAACTCAGTTAAGATTTCATTCACTACTTCAATATACGTGGTTGCCATACCTTTCCTTTATTAAAGAAGTAACCCCCCTGGTGCGCAGATCTTACGAGATGCGTGGGGGGTGTTGTTACATTACACTACGTCGTAGTAGCAAGCGCATAGTGAGGTAGGACGTAGAACCTTACGGCCCCATACCATCATACCACGTACTGCATCACCAAACACAGTCTGTGAACGGTAGCTCTCTACCTTAGTCATGTCAGATGCATAAGCAACAGCACCCATGTGACCAGCTAGAAGAACACCATCAGCATAGGTAGTGCTAGGAAGGTTGTTGGACTTATAAAGACTAAATCCACGTAGCTTACCTTCAGCTACTAGACCATTACGTAGACCACCTTGACCTTGGTTATAGTCAACAGACATTAGCTTAGAAGCAGTCTTAGCTAGAGACTCGTAGAAACTAGGACCAGCTACAACCCAACGATTCTCTTCAGGTACGTCTCGATCATCCATTAAACGAGCAAAACGAGCTAGAAGGTCTAGAGGGTCAACCGCACTAGTCTGACCAATAGATACAGGAGTAGTAGCTGCAATAGCGTTAGCTAGAGTAGTTACATTAGCACCTGAACCATCAGCACCGTAGATGTGATCTACAGGGGAGGTAGCTACATTAGCTAGGATAGCAGCTAGTACATTCTGATCAACTACCTTCTGAAGTTCATAAGCAGCACGATCAGCAGCTAGACTATTCCAGTTTACATGACTGAAACGAGTTTCCAGATCTTCGATAAGGAACTCGAATACGCGAGCCTGGTCGATGGTTAGAGTGTCCTCTTCATCAGTTAGAGCAGTACGTGCCCAGTCACCAGTACCACCACCACCTAGAGCACCACCACGGTGATATTCATAAGTAGTAATGCTTGGTTCCTTGATGATGTTTACAGTATCACCAAACTGAGTGATTTCACCAAAGTAGTCTGTATTACAAATACCTTCTGCAACAGATGCAGTACGGTAGGTCATCAGAACATTCTTAGAGTAAATCTCTGGAACCCAGAAAGCATTACCCTGGTTGGTTACGGTAGTGTCAAAGTTGACAGTGGTTGTAGGGTCAAGACCCTGGTGGTTAAGAATTGCCATAATTATTATCTCCTAATTACTCGGCCTTCTCTCTGAGCTTGCATGATCTCAGATTGAAGTTTAGCATAATCACTTATGCTTAGTGCTGCAATTTCGGAGGTAGTCCAAACCTTAGGAGAGGAAGACACTGGCTCTTGTGCTCTAGGAGTCCGTACCTGTTGAGCAGCAGGATTCATTGGTCTTGTGGTCGCCTGTTTTGGAGGCTCTGTTCGCTGACCGTGTTCGGCTTTATACATAGTAATAACCTTAGCAGCTTTATTTGGGTCAGCGTAGTTTTTATAAACCCAGTCTTGCATTTCCTGTGGTTGAACTTTCACCCAGTCGTGGAAATCTTTTGACTGTCTTAGATTATCAATATCAGGATGCATCAGTCGAAGTTCTCGTTCTGCTGCATTCCTAACTTGAATAGCTTTTTCTCTTTCTACAAATTCTAATTTCTTCTTTAGCCCTTCAGCTTCTTTATTAGTAATCTGATGGGCAATGGTTTCAACAACTTCAAACAGATCAGGATTAGTTTCCTTAAACTTAGCTAGTTCTTCTTCAGACTTTGGAGGAGTATACTTGGGACGATTCTTTGCAAGTTGCTCTTCTAGATCTGATTGCTTACTTTTCCATTCATTAACCTTACTATCATAGTGACGTTTGAGATCATCATATCGTTTCTTATAATCTACTGGACTATATACTTGAGTCTGTACTTCTTTTTGAACTGGTGCTTGTTCTTCTGGACGGTGGTCGATAACCACACTTCGCTTCTCTTTCCTTCCATTAAGAGCTACACCAACGTCATTGGCTGAAACAACACCACGCTCTACTTCACTCTGATCTTTAGTGTATTCCTTACGAGCATTATAAGGATTAGCTTTTTGTTCTCCTGTCATATTGTCCTCCCTTGGGCTGTTATACAGGTAGCAAGAGATAAGTTGTCTTATCCTTTATTACATCATCATACCAAGACCAGCCATCTCATCACCTGGAGGAGGGCCAGCCATTACATCAGGTGATCCACCAGGAGATACCATCTCTGATCCATCACCTTCCATCATCTCTTCATCTTCACCAGTAAGAGCACCGAAGACCTTATCTAGTGCATCTACAATAAATGGATTCTCATTTACTACTTGTGCTAGAGCTTCTTGCTCATCTGGTTCCAGTACATTACTAGAAAAATCTAGAAACATAGACTGTACTGAATCTTGTGGTTGTTCCATTGGTGGAGCCATGGGATCTGCACTCATTGGATCTCCCATTGGACCACCCATAGGTGGCATACCACCACCACCCATCTCAGGTCCACCTGGACCCATTAAACCTTGCATCTCATCACCCATCATAGTCTCCTGTTATCCAATACTACCATCATCAAATATTGGTGTTACAAATGTATCCCATTCATCTTTAGCTCTACTCCATTGAGCCATCTTATAAATATGTTTCTTTTGTTTATAGGTTAATTTTTTCCAATCCTCTGGATCAGTTAGTCCATAATAAGCGGCTGTTCCTATTGAAGGTATCCGTATTCCTGCGTTATCCGGTTGTTCATCATAAGACATACTTGGAGAGAATCTTTCTGAATAATTAAACCAATCTTCCATGTCTTGTGAAGTGGGGTTAGTTTGTTTATAGTATCTTGTAAATGCTTTTTTCCAACCTTCATCTGTAAGCTTTGCACGATCTACTACTGAAGAGGTGTCATCACCAAAAATAAGTGGTCCTCTGTATCTACCAACATCATTGTCGAAAGGGCTTTCTCTTTCTACAGCCCCTACATCTTTTAGGTATTGATATAATTCTGGGGTTTGTGGTTGAGGTTGTTCATGATAACCTTCTTCACCACCCTGAAGTAATCCTAAATCTGAATTAACTACCTTCTCATCTATTACTGACATGTCATTTCTCTAGTTGATAGTTAACATCTTTTAGGAGTTCTTCCACGAGTTCTTGTTTGCCTACGTTTCGCCATAATTCAGGAACCGCCCTTGATTGAGTATAAGATTTATGTATACTAGCAGCAACAGCTTCTAACACTTCCTTTAATTGAAATGCAGCATTCTTATTGCCACATAGTCTTTCAAGACTTTCTCTAGTATTTTTATTTAACATGTATATATTATATCATACTTTAAGTTAAATGTCAAGCTTTATTTGCAGAGAATTCAGGTTCACCTGGTTGAGGTGCTGCTCCAGTTCCGATATTTCCGTTTCCGTTACCGGTTGGACCTGCTGGTCCTCCTGGTGGTAAACCTCCACCTGGCCCCGGTGCTCCTTGCATTTGTGCCATTCCTGGCATTCCACCCATTGCATTCTGTAATCCGATGATTTCTGCATACGCCTTAGCCTCTTCAGGTGAATTGATAAACTCAGCAATATCAAAGTCAAGAGTCTTTGCAAACTCCTTAAGTACCGTCTCCCACTTAACCATAGGTGCTAGCATTGGATTAGCTGCCATCTGCATAAACATCTGTAGTCGTTGAGACCTTACCTCTTTCTGCATAACTGATGCAGTACCTAAGGCTTGAATTGTTAGATCACCATCAATAAATAAGTCACCATCATAGAACTGCATATTCCATGAATAGAAAGCCTTACCTAGTGGTTCTAATAGATAGAAGTCAAGGTTCTTTACAACAGTCTTAATATTGAGTGCAGCTGCTCCCATTAACATCGACATACCAGAAGCAGTACGAGTCATCCCAGTTACACCAGTGTTTCCATGTGAATAAGATGGGATACCAGTACTTTCATCAGCCAGTTGTCTGAAACGGTCGAACATCTGCATATTCTCATTAGCCGTATTAGGGAACTTAATACCATAGATAGACTGACCTGGAGCACCTGAGTTGCGTACAAACTTCTTACCTGGATAGATAGTCATATCCTGTCCAGGAGCCAGTGCTGTCTCATCAATATCAAATACTAAGTTTCCAGCTAAAGCCAAGTTATCAACAGCCATACGTGCATGACCATTCATACCATGCTGTGAATCTTCCATATTCTCAGCTACACCAACACCAAAGATTGAATATGGATTCTCTTCATATGGCACTACATAATAAGGAATACGAGCAGGAGAGAAAGGATTAACTACCAGTCGTAGTAGCTGATCACCACAAATCCATGCATTGATCTGTAGTTCACTCTCTTCTTCATTAACATCTAGTCCTGCCTTCTTTGCTACCTCAGCATCTACAATACCCCAATACTCAAATACATCCCACTGATTACCTTCTAAGGATGGCATATGGTCTTCTGTTTGGATGGTTGTATCAAAGTTAGTATCTTCATGATTAGGGTGTTTAGATAACACCTTAAGAATAGCAGACATACTAAACAGTGGACGCTTTGCTAGTTCTCGTAATTGTACCCTATTAAGTACATGTTTCTGGATTACATACTCTGCATCTTCAGTACTGAATGCATTAGGATCTGGATAGAAGTTCCATACACTACAATACTCAATCATAGGAGACTTCACATACTCAGGAGAGTATGCCCGTATACCTTCCTCATCTGTCTCCCACTTATTAATAGTACGGAAGTGAGTGAATGGTCCTTTGATAATACCAGTACCTAGTAGACAGAGTTCAAAGATAGACTTACGTAGATGAAACTTTGCATTAGTCTCAGTAAGCTGATCCTTAATCAACTTATCTGCATTCTCTGCTGCCATCTTAGATAGTTTAAAATTAGTGAACTGTCCAGAGAGATCCCTACCAACTGCCATCTCCCTATCGTTCTCCACATCTACTTCAAAAAGATCCCCGAATTTTGCACCTTTTTTGAGCTTTTTACCATCCCCTGCATAACCCACATCCATAGGGTTAGGTGTCTCTGGGGGTGCCATTTCTTGCCCTTTTTCCTCAGATTCTGGACCTGTATTCACCCATTCAGTGATACCCATTGGTACTGGTGTTTCTTTCACTGATAGTGGGAAATCATTTGCTCCAAATAGAATATCTTCTACCTGTCCAAAAGCAGCTAATACTTTAGTCTTTGTTACCTTAATAAACAGACGAGACTTCTCGTGTTCATTAAATCTAATGTTCTTCATATACTGACCACGATAATTGTGGTAAGCTTTAATCCAACGATCTTCGTGTGATCTGCGTGCGCTCTTAGCTTTCTCATACTTAGACTTGATATCTGCTACTAGATTACTCTTGTTATCCTCACTAGATAACATCTCAGCAATCTCTAAATTAGTGTCTTCTTCTGGAAACTGATTGTCTGATTTCATATATTAATACCCGAATACCTGGTCCGCTATGTAGTGTGTCTCTCGTTTCATCTTATATACTCGATTATAGAAAGTATCTTGGATAGGTCTAGACATACATATATACCTCAGAGCATCATAAGCATGATCCTCCTGT